CCTAAAGCACTAACTTCATTAGTTCGTAACACAGTTAACATGATTGGCTCACACAACGTAGGCTTAGTATGTACTAACCACACATACGCATCACAGGATATGTTTGATCCAGATGACAAGATATCAGGTGGACAAGGCTTTATCTACGCTTCATCAATCGTGGTTGCTATGCGTAAACTAAAATTAAAAGAAGATGAAGATGGTAACAAGATATCAGAAGTTAAAGGTATCAGAGCCGCATGTAAAGTTATGAAAACTAGATATGCTAAACCTTTTGAATCAGTACAGGTTAAGATTCCATATGAAACAGGTATGAATCCTTACTCAGGACTAACTGATATGCTAGAAGGCAAGGGACTACTTAAAAAAGAAGGTAACAGGTTAGTATACACCACAGTTGATGGAACAGAAATTAAACAGTTCCGTAAAGCATGGGAAAACAATGAAGAAGGTTGCTTAGACATCGCTATGAAAGAAATAAGTTCTAGCCTAAAAAGACTAAGTAATGATGTTGAAGAAGAAACAGTAGAACCAGCAGTAGAAGAAACAATAAAATTAACAGTTGATGGACACGGTGATGTCCACGAAGTAACAGAGGATTAAGCAGAATGACAATAGATGTTGATATTCTTAGTGATATGTGGCTAACGGCTAAAGAATATATCCCATCAAAAGACAGACAAGCGGCCGCTGATCATACAGTTGCCATTGTTGCTGATTCAGGAATAAGTGATGAGGATTTAAAAACTTTTGGCGGAACAGATTCCTATTTAGGTAGAGCAGTACACGAATACCTTGGAGAGGAAGAAGATCCTGATGATGAAGATGTTGACTACGGAAGTGATGATTATTAATGTGGTATAGTAAAGTAGTTGCTAGTCTAGGCGCAATTCCAGACATGATTGCTCACTATGAAGCAGAGTTAGAATCTGCTAAACGTGAAATTGGAGTACACGGCAACATTGAAAAATCCTTAGGTGGATTACCAGGAGTTACAGAACACAGGTTTAATCAACTACAGGAAATTGAAGCAGTATTAAACTTTCTTAACATACAGTTGCGTAAAATTAGACGTAAACACTTTCAAAAATATCTTGAAGCCTACAACAGAGCATTAACGTCGAGAGACGCCGAAAAATATGTGGACGGAGAAGATGAAGTCATTGACTTTGAAACTATTATTAACGAAGTAGCTCTATTACGTAACAAATGGTTAGGAGTTATGAAAGGACTTGAAAGCAAGAACTTCATGTTAGGGCATATTACTAGACTGCGTACAGCAGGTATGGAGGACGCATCAATTGGTTAATCCGCACGATTCACAACATTCGCTTAACTTACTCTACGGATATGAAAACTTTTTGGGAAGTTTAGACACAATATGTGATATGGGCTGTGGAGCAGGGCACGACATTACTTGGTGGGCAACATTGGAAAATCAAGATGATCCACCTGAACCGTATGATTTTAAATGTTACGCTGTAGATATCAAACAATCTAATTTAGACAAAGTTCCAGATTTACCAAATATTAAAAAAGTTAACAGAGATTTCACAGAACAACGAATTTTACCAGTTAGTATTGACTTAATGTGGGCTCATGACAGTTTACAGTACAGTACGAATCCAATTGAAAGTTTGAAATTATAAAATGAAAAAATGACAGTTAACGGAATGTTAGTATTGCATGTTCCGCAACATAGCAGAGTTGTCGACAATAGATATTATAGTAGAACATATAATAATTGTTTTTATAATTTTACACCCACTAACTTAATTTACATGCTGGCAGTCAATGGATTTGATTGTAGAGATGCATACCTATTAAAAAAATTCAATGATCCATGGATTAAAATGGCTGTTTATAAAACTGAAATTGAACCAATGAACCCAAAAACTACCACGTGGTTTGATCTGGTAGATAAAGAATTATTAAATCCAAGCATTGTTGCTAGTATACAGGCAAATGGGTACTTGAAACAAGAAGACATAATTATGCCATGGTTAGATAAAGAAAATTACTACATAGATTGGATACCACAACGTACAGTTATTCCCGAAGAAGCCGGAGAGCCTACAATAAAAGGTAACCAGGGAACAGTTACAAAATCAAATGAGTCAAAATATCAAGGACCTGATCACAGATCTATAGATCAAACAGTGTTAAAACCAAC